TGGTGCAGGTACAACAGGTACAGCTAACCAAAATACTAACTACGGTGTTATCGTAGCTGGTCATGACTCAGCTGTAGCAACTGCAGAGCAAATCAACAAAACAGAAACATATCGTGATCCAGATTCATTCGCTGACATCTGCCGTGGTATGCATCTTTACGGGCGCAAGATCTTACGTCCAGAAGCGTTGATCACAGCTAAATATAACTTAGCATAATAAAACATTTGAGGGGGCTGGCTTTATGTTAGCCCCTTTACGTACATTTAAAATCTCGTAGGAATTAACATGGCGACTTATATAAACCTAGTGAATGAATTACTTCGTCGTCTTAACGAAGTCGAGATTGGTGAAGCAGACTTTGCTACAACTAAAAACGTTCAGTCCCTAGCTAAAGATGCTATTAATTCTTCTATACGTGAAGTACTACAGGATGCACAAGAGTGGCCTTTTACTTTAGTAACATATCAACAAACTCTATCTTCCGGTACTAACACATATGACTTTCCTTCTGACTTCTCAAAAGCAGACTGGGAAACTTTTTATTTAACAAATGCAGAATCTGCTTACCCTACACAACTACCTAGTATCTCTTATGAAAGTTATATAACAGAGAAGAGAAGCACGGATGATGTAGCTGGTACAGGTGGCTACGGTAAACCTACTACTGTATACAAAACACAAGGCACTAAGTTTGGAGTTACGCCTCCTCCTGATGCTTCTTATGTTATAGAGTACAGCTACTGGAAGTTCCCCGTAGACCTAAACCTAAGCTCAGATGTTTGCATAATACCCGACAGATTTCGACATGTAGTGCTTGATGGTGCTATGATGTACTTAATGCACTTTAGATCTAATGAACAGTCTGCACAATTACATGCGGATAAGTTTAAAAAAGGCATAAAGACTATGCGTAGACTATTAGTGGATAGTAAAGACTACCTAAGCTCTACTGTGATAAACCGTATGGGAAACTCTTTTTATAAGAATAGTGTTTAGATGGCAGATAAACTTAGCACATACCTGTCAGTTTGTACAGGAGGTCTGATCACTAATGTTGATCCCTTGACGCAAGCCTCTGGCTTATCTGGTAGTGCTATACGTATGATTAATTATGAACCTGCCCTTTCGGGTGGGTATCGTCGTATTAGTGGGTATGCTAACGACTACGGTACTGTTCCGGGTACAGGCCCTGTACTAGGACTAACAGTAAACGGCAACTTACATGATGGTATATTTGCTTGTAGAAAACCTACATCTGGACATGATTACTTATATCGTTGGCAGAACTCTAATACCTCTTGGGTAGCTATACCTGAAGCTGGTAATCCTGATATGACTAATGTATCTAGGATTAGATTTACTAGCTACAACTGGTCAGGAGAGGTAATACTTCTTACTGATGGTATAAATCCTGCGGCAACCTATGACGGAACTAATTACGTACAGATAACTCATGCACAAGCACCTGATGATCCTAAGTACTCAGAAGAGTTTGCTTCTCATGCATTCTTATGTGGAGATTCATCTGAGCCGTTTAATTTGTTTTTTAGTGCCCCTTTAAATGCCGCTGATTTTAGTCCTGCAAATGGTGCTGGTGTTATCAATGTAGGCTATACTATAACAGCAGTTAAGAAATTCCGTAACCAACTATATATCTTTGGTGCTAACAATATAAAAAGATTAACAGGTAACAATGCGGCTAACTTTGTATTAGAAAATGTTACTTCAAATATGGGTTGCCTTGCTCCTGATTCTGTGGTAGAATTTGGTGGTGACTTACTTTTCTTAGGCCCTGATGGTATACGTCCTATTTCTGGTACTGATAAAATTGGTGATGTTGAACTTGCTACAGTTTCTAAAGAAATACAGTCTATATTTGATAACTACTACTTATCAGAACAAATAGAAGATGTAGCTATTGTAGTACTTAGAAAGAAATCACAGTTTAGGTTCTTCTTTAAGAATGATGCTTCTTTATCTTTGATAGGTGGGATACGTAAAAGCCAGAATAAACAAAGTATATTTGAGTATAGTCAGCTTACTGGTATGGAAGCAAACTGTGTAGCTAGTGGATACATCGGACAGTTTGAACATGTAGTACATGGAGATGGCTCTGGTAAAGTACATCGTCAAGAAAGAGGCAACAGCTTTGGCGGTAACTCTATTTTTAGTTTGTATCAAACGCCTTACTATTATATGGAAGACCCAGAAATACGTAAGGTAATACATAAAGTAAACACGTACTTAAAATCAGAAGGTGATACAGAAGTTTTTGTTGGTGTCTCTTATGACTACGATGACACAGGTACAAGTAATCCTACTAACTACGACTTCACTACAGAAGGGGCTGCTTCCGTTTATGGTACAGCTATATATGGGGCAGGTGGTATATATGATGGTAATCCGTCACCTAAAACACTTACAAATATATCGGGATCAGGTAACTCTGTTTCGATAAGTTACGTTACGAATAATACAAATGCAAGTCATACTATACAGGCAGTAGCCTTGACGTATGAGACAGCCGACAGGAGATAATACTTTGGCAGGTTATGTAAGACAGTCCTCAGCGGACATAATACCAACAGCTACACTTCGTGCAGCACCTATTAACGCCGAGTACAACAAACTCCGTGATGCATTTGCAGTGTCTAGTGGACACAAACACGATGGCTCAACAGGAGAAGGTGGATACATTCCGCTTATTGGTGATGTTGATGCGCTAAACAAAGTTGTTATAAACACTGCTACTAATCAAGTAGGTGTCTTTGTAGAGGTATCTTCAGCCGCAGTAGAACAAATACGCTTCTCTGATGGTGCTATCATACCTGTAATAACTAATGATATAGACTTAGGTACATCAGGTTTAGAGTTTAAAGATTTATACTTAGATGGTACAGCACACATAGATACACTAGATGTAGATATTAATGGTGCAGTTGCAGGTACGTTTACTATAGGAAGTACATTAGGTGTTACTGGAACAACTACTCTAAGCACAGCTAATATTACTACAGGTGTCATTACTTCTGTAGACATTAACTCTGGTGCTATAGATAACGTAACCATAGGTGGTACAACAGCAGGTGCTGGTTCATTTACTACACTAAATGCTACAGGAACTGCTACTCTGGCTACTGTAGATATTAATGCAGGTGCTATTGATGGTACAACTATTGGTGCTTCATCAGCTTCACCTGCTACTGTGACAGACCTAACAGCTACAGGAACATCAACATTAACTACTGTAGACATTAATGCAGGTAACATAGACAATACAGTTATAGGTGCATCAACAGCCGTTGCTGGTAGCTTTACTACAGTATCTACATCTGGTCAGGCTACACTAGCTACTGTAGATATAAACGGTGGTAATATTGATGGTACTATTATTGGTGCTTCTACTACAGCCGCAATAACAGGTACAACTATTACAGGCTCAAGTCTTGTAGGCCCACTTACAGGTAACGTAACAGGTAATATCACAGGTAACGTTACTGGTAATCTTACAGGCAATGTGACAGGTAATGTCACTGCAGGGTCAGGTTTATCTACATTTAATAATGTAACTGTAAACGGTACACTAGATGTTACAGGTACAACTATTGCTAATGTTACTGATCCAACCAGTGCTCAAGATGCGGCTACAAAGAACTATGTAGATACTGCAGATGCACTAAAGCTTAACCTGTCTGGTGGAACTATGTCAGGTGCTATTGCTATGGGCGGTAGTAAAGTAACAGGTTTAGGTGCTCCAAGTGCTTCAACAGATGCCGCTACTAAGGGTTATGTAGACACTGAGGTATCTGCTTTAGTTGATTCATCTCCTGATGCCCTAAACACTCTTAACGAGTTAGCTGCGGCAATCAATGACGATGCAAACTTCTCAACTACTATTACTAATTCTATAGCTACTAAGTTACCCCTTGCAGGTGGAACACTAACTGGTGATATTGTAATGGGTACTAATGCTGTAACATCTACAGCTAACCCTGCAACAAATGATGAGCTATCTCGTAAAGGTTATGTAGATGCACAAGATGCTACTAAGTTAAACTTATCAGGTGGCACTATGTCTGGTGCTATAGCTATGGGTACAAGTAAGATAACTGGACTAGGTGATCCTACTGCTAACCAAGATGGTGCTACTAAGAACTACGTTGACACAACTGCCTTACTAAAATCAGGTGGTACTATGGCATCTGCTATAGCTATGGGTGACAATAAGATTACTGGATTAGGTACACCTACTGCTAATGCTGATGCGGCTACAAAACTGTATGTTGATAGTATCGCAGGGTCTAATACTGCGGCGGCGGCAAGTGCTACTCAAGCGGCTACTTCAGCTACCAATGCGGCAACATCAGCTACAAACTCAAGTAACTCAGCAACAGCTGCGGCTACCAGTGCTACTAATGCCGCTAATTCTTATGATGACTTTGACGACAGATACTTAGGTGCTAAATCATCTGCTCCTACAGTAGACAATGATGGTGACGCTTTAATAGCAGGTGCATTGTATTTTAACACTACAAGTAACATTATGTTTGTTCGTAGTGGATCAGGTGGTTGGCAAGCGGCAGGTTCATCAGTTAATGGTACATCTGGTCGTAACACATATACTGCTACATCAGGACAGACTACATTCTCTGCAACATATGATGTAGGCTATGTAGATGTATATCTTAATGGTGTAAAACTTTTAGTTGGTACAGACGTAACAGCTACAAGTGGTTCTACTGTAGTACTAAGTGTAGGTGCTACTGCAGGTGATATTATTGACATCGTAGGTTATGGTACATTCCAACTTGCAGATCACTATAGTAAGACAGCATCTGATGCTAGGTTCTTAGGTCTAGCTGGTGGCACTATGACAGGTGACATTGATGGTAACGGCAATAAAGTTTTATTCGGTAACGTATATTCTCAATTATCAGACCTACCAAGTGCATCAACTTATCACGGTATGTTTGCTCATGTTCATGCAACAGGTAAAGGTTACTTCGCACATGCAGGTAACTGGATTCCATTAGCTAACGATACAGAAAAACTAAACTTATCTGGCGGTACTATGACAGGTAACTTAGACGTTGGTGGATCAGTTGAGTTTGATAGCTTATCTGGTACAGGCTCTGTGTCTATTACAGATATACTTGATGAAGATAACATGGCATCTAACAGTGCAACAGCACTAGCTACACAACAGTCTATCAAAGCTTATACAGATACATCAGTAGCAAACTTGGTGGCTAGTTCACCTGCTTCTCTTGATACACTCAATGAGTTAGCCGCAGCTCTAGGTGATGATGCATCATTTAGTACTACTATAACAAACTCTATTGCTACTAAACTACCACTAGCTGGTGGTACAATGACGGGTGCGCTTACAACTACTGGGCTGACTGTAAATGGTGATGGAAAGATTACAACATCTTCTGGTATTGGATTGCAGTTACACAACAGTAGTTCTAATCAATCTTATCTACAATTTACAAACAGTGCTACTGGTGAAAGTTCAGCAAACGGCTTTCAAATAGGTATAGATGGTTCGGAAGAAGGTTTGATTTGGCACTATAAGAGTGAGCCTATAAAATTTGCTACAAACAACACAGAAGCCATGCGCATAGACTCATCAGGCAACTTGTTGGTGGGTAAGGCAACTTCTGCTCTTTCAACAGCAGGTACAGCTATTCGTGGTGATAATGCTGGTCTTATTAACAGTGCAAGAGCAGGGACAATACTAGAACTCAACCGCCTTACATCTGATGGCTCTATAATTGATTTCTATAAAGACGGCACAGCTGTAGGTAGTATTGGGACATATGGCTCACGTTTTCTTGTAGGCACTGGTAATACCGCTTTGCAGTTTAACGGCACCAACTCAATCTGGCCTAGCCAAGCTAACAATAATCTTAACAGCGGTGTTATTGACTTGGGCGTTTCTAACGCCCGCTTCAAAGACCTCTACCTATCAGGAAATGCTTATGTTGGCACTTCTGGTTTTCTAAGCAATAGATTAGGGGAATCTATTAAATTAGATAATGTAGATGATACTATAGAGTTTAACACTGCCAACACAGAACGTATGCGCATAGATTCGTCAGGCAGAGTTGGTATTGGTACAACTAATCCACCAAGTCTCTTATCTGTAAGAAAAGCAACTACTGCTAATGAAGATATCATTTCTATAATAGGTCAAAATTCACCTACTGATATTATGGGAGCTTTAGCATACGACCAAACCACTGACCTTATGATTATAAGAAACGATCAAATTCATGTTTCTGGCGGAATTGCATTTAGAGCAGGTGGAACAGCAG